CGCTGAACTGGCCGGCGGTGATCAGGAAGCCGATCGCGATCCCGCGCGCGCCCTGCAACTCGGTCAAATCGGTGTTGTGGGGCCAGGTCGACGACATGGGACCGGCCGACCCGGACGATTACATCCTGAACCTCATGGTCGAGCCGGCGCAGATTTCATTAAAGGCGCCGCTGGTGCCGATGATCCCGGCGATGGCGATGCAGATCGATTACATCGCCGGATACGGGGACACCGGGGCCACTGTGCCGTGGCCGATCCGCCACGGCATCCTTTTGCTGACCGCGTATTTCTATGAGAGCCGGGGCGATGTGGGCCTGGAAATGCCCGACGCCGCCTGGTCGATCATGGCGCCCTATCGCCTGTTCCAGTTCGCCGGGTGATGCCCGACAACCCGGCCGGTTCACTGCCGAACACGACCGGGATCGGCGGGCTGCGCTGGCAGGTGTCGCTCTACAACCGGCCGATGGACGCGGACCCGGACTCGCCGGGGATGACCGAGGACCTGGTCCGGGTCGGTCCGGATGTGCACGCCGATATTCAACCGACCTATCCGAGCACGTTTTACGGGTCGATGCAGATCGAGCGCCCGATCACACACCTGATCCGGCTGCGCTGGCTCGACTACCTCGACAACGTGCACGTGATTTTCCGCACCACCGTTCGGCCGAGTGATCAGACTTTCCGGACCGAGTGCTACCGGGTGCGCCGCTGCAAGGAACTCGCCGGCCGCAAGCGCTTCCTCGAATTGGAGTGCGAGCTCGAAAAGGTCTTTACCACCACCCGCGACAGCGACGCCGAGCGCGTGGCCATGTTCTGCGAAAACCCGCCGCCGCCACTGCATTGAGCGCGCTCCGGATGCAAATCACGTCTTGGGGGGAGGTCGCGCTCGAAAAGCGCGAGCTCAAGACGCTGATGCGCAGCGCCGGCGCCGACATCGCGGCAAAGACCCGCCGCTTGATCAGCCAGACGGCCGGCAGCGGTCGCTACTATGCCGGGGGCGGCGGGTCCGCCTATCGCGGTTCCTACAAGGCCGAAGGCTATTACGCTTCGGCGGCCGGACAGCCACCGGTCATGGTCAGCGGAACGCTGCGCGGATCTTTGCGCGTCTATCCCTACCGCGACGGCAACGGCTTTGCCGTCCGCGAGCGCGCCTTCTATGCGCTGTTCCTCGAGGCCGGGGCGCACGGCGGGGGCAACCCTTATGGCGGCCGGCCGGGGTTCGCCGCCCGAGCTCATGCACGTGCGCGCCGGCATCGCGCTCGAGGTCGCTACCAGGCGCGGGTGCTGCTGCCGCGCCCGTCGCTCGATCGCGTCATGGCCGACGAGGAACCCGCGCTGGAAAAGCGGGTGCAGGCGGCACTCGATCGCGGGATGACCTGGCGACAGAGCAAGAATGTCTAACGGAACCGGGATCATCCCGGCGACGATCGAACAGATCCGATCCTATTGCCCGACGCTCGGCGGCCGCGTCGCCGGCGCCGCCGATTTCCGCCTGGGGCTGCAAGACTACACCACCGCGCCGAAGGTGCTGCCGTTCGCCTATGTGGTGCCGCTCGGTTCCGAGGCGGACGGTCCGGGGGCGATGACCGGGATCTATGAACACCTGCGGGTGACAACCGGGGTCATCGTCGAATTCTCCGCGGTGAAGGATCGCCGCGGTCAGCAGCCGGCCATGGACACCGAGGCGATGGGCGCTTGCCTGGTCTCGGCGCTCTTGAATTGGGAACCAGTGGAATGTCTCACCGAGGGCCGCCAGGGGTATTGGCTGGCCGGCACCCGCTTCCTCGATCTCGACCGCGCCCGGCTGTTCTTTCAGTGGGAATTCGCGCTGAACACGATCTTGACCGAGGCCGACGGATTTCATCCGACCGATGCGGTGCCGCTCGCGGGCATCGAGCTCGACATCTGGAAGGTCCCGGACCACTTCCCGGCCGCGCCGCCGTCGGTGATCGCCGAGATCGACACCGTCGAAGGGGAAGCGCCGCCGGATCAGCCCTGGCCGCCCGGACCCTTCATCATGCCCGCCGCCAGACCTTGGCCGCCCGTAAGGAGGAATCCGCTCAAATGACCATGCTACAGCCCGCGCCCGGCTGCCAGGTGCGCGACCCGGATACGCTGCAGCTCCTCGATCCCGCCGGCGAGGACGTGACGATCAATGATTTCTATCTCCGCCGGCTGCAATGCGGGGACGTCATCGACATGAGCGCCGGCACCCTCTCCAGCGCCGGCGAGGTCACGTCGCCGCTCGCGCATCGGCGCGGGCACAAGGAGGACTGAGCCATGCCGGACGGGATCAATTTCACCTTCTATCCGAGCTCGAACCGTGTTCCGGGCGTCTATGTCGAGATGGACCCGTCGCAAGCGAACACCGCGACGGTCCTACAATCGACCCTGATACTCGGCTACGGGCACAGTGGCGACGGCCCGAACAACGTGCCGATCCGGGTCGCCTCGCAAGCCCAGGTACAGGAGCTCGCGGGCATCGACTCGATGCTCGCTGCCATGGTCGCGGCCTACACCGCGATGGACCCGTTCTCCGACCTGTGGATCATGCAGATACCGCAGAACGTGGCGGGCCAGCCGGCCAAGGGGAGCATCTTGATCGCCGGCACGCCGACCGAGGACGGCACCCTTTGCGTCTACATCGCCGGCACCCTCTATCAAGCCGCGGTGCAGGCCGGCGATGCGACTTCGAAAACTGCGAGCCGACTGGTCCAGGCGATCCGACAAGATCCGTTTCGCATCGTCGGCGTGGGCGTCAACACCACGACTTCGAGCCAGGTCGACATCACCGCCAACTTCAATGGCATTCTCGGCAACCAGATCGACATTCGGCTGAATTACCTCGGCCGCAGCGGTGGCCAGAAGACGCCGGCGGGGCTCACCGTGACGATTACCCCAATGGCCGGCGGGACCGCGGCGCCGGACATCACCACCGGGCTCGCCAACCTCGCATCGCAGCCCTTCGACTTCATCGTCATGCCGTGGACGGACGCCGGTTCTCTCGACGCCATGGAACAGTTCTTGAGCGACTCCTCGGGCCGCTGGTCGTGGCAGCAGATGATCTATGGCGGTTGCTTTACCGCGTTCCAAGGCAGCCTCGGCCAGATCACAAATTTCGGGGTCGCCCGCAACGATCAGCACATGTCGGTCATGGGCTATTGGAACGCGCCCGATCCGCCGTGGATTTGGGCCGCTCAGGTGGGTGGGTGCTGCGCCGCGAGCCTGCGCGTCGATCCGGGGCTGCCGCTGCAATACATCGCGACCACCTTGAAGCCGCCGAGCGTGCACCAGCGGTTCACGCTGTCGGAACGGAACACCCTGCTCTACGACGGGATCAGCACCTTCCGGGTGAACCAGGCGGGCCAGGTCATCATCGAACGGATGTGCACGACCTATCAGCAGAACTTGGCCGGCGCGCCGGACAACAGCTATCTCGATGTCGAAACGATGTACGGGCTGATGTTCGTGGCGCGAGACCTGACCGATTACCTGCTCACCCGCTACGCTCGCAAGAAGCTGGTCAGCGATACGACGATCATTCAGCCGGGCTCGAATTGCGTCAACACGACGATGATCGGCGCGAGCGTCGTCAGCGAGTATCGCGTTCTCGAAGCCGCCGGTTATGTGCAGAACAGCACCATTTTTGCCGCGAATTTGATTGTCGAGAACGCCGGAAACGGCTTGGTCAAGATCCTCGCCCCGGTCGATCTTGTCAATCAGCTGCGGCAGATCGCGATCCTGTTGCAATTCAGGAAGTCGTAAGGAGGTAGGCAATGCCGAACTGTGAACGGCTCGCCGGTATTACATCGTTAACAATCGACGGCACGTCGTACATGGTGGTGTCCGATGTCACCTGGTCGCCGGCGCATTGGAAGCGCGAGACGCTGGTCGGCCTCGATAGCGTGCACGGGTTCAGCGAGGTCCCGATACAGGGCTATGTCGAGGCGACACTGCGCGACAGCGGCTCGATCAGCGTCGGCGACTTCAACGACATGCGATGCGTCGAAATCCTCGTGAACCTCGCCAA